TCACCCCCCCATGAACAACGCCCGCCGCGTGCCATGATCCAGCGGCAGCCCGTACCCGATCAGGCAGAACTGGTCCAGGGCAAATAGCACCACCGATTCGATCCCTTCCCCCAGCGCCAGCCGACGTTCTTTCGCCCACGGCGTGGTGTAGTCGCCAATGCCCACCAGGTGGCTGCTCTCGGAAGGCGAAAAACCAAGCTGCATCGGCAGCTCGATGGATTGCCGCGCCTTGTCCAGATCCCGGTCCCCGGTATAAGTGAAGTTCTCGGTCTTGAAACAAGCCAGCTTGGCGGGGGTCCAGTAGGCGGTCGGCAGGTTGATGAGCTTGTTCAGCGGTGTGTCGTTCGTGTCCGGCGGATAGAGCACCTCGAAACACGCGTCCGCATGGGGTTGCCGCACGAAAGCCATAATCGCCTGCGTGAATTGGCCGATGAGGGTTGGCAGGAACGCGCACTCGTCGGGGAATGCGGCGGGGTCTGCATTCTGGCTTGTGATGGTCCCCAGTGGCCGCCCGTGCGCCGTTTGGAACGCGCTCTTCGTATAATCGTCGTAAAATGGCATGCCGGAGGGCGCGGCGAAGTACCACCATTGGACCTCGCCGAATTGCAGATACGGAGTCACTCCCGCGTTCGCCATTACCCCCGCCATGTCCAGGTAGACCTGTTGCCAAAACGCCGTGCTCGCCGGCGAGAAGTTGGTCTGCAACGCCGGAGTGTTCAGCCAGGCGGCGGTGCCATCCGGATACCTCTGGGCGATGCCCGCGGCCAGGCTGTCGTCCCCGTTGCCCAGCTCCATACTGAACGACGTTGTCACTCCGATTCCATACGATTTCAACGCCTGGAAGAAGCTGAGGCTCCAGTCGCGCGCGGCGCGATTCAGCCGCGGCGTGGGAAGCAGATCGGTGAGCCAGACGCCGTCGGCGCCCCCAGCCAGCGCCGCCGGGCTGGGCTGCGCCGTGAAGTTTGTGTTGCCGGTGTCGGTGGTGATGGTCAGACCGTTGCCGGCAAGCCCCATCGTGCGGGCGGTGATCGTGAGCGTCGTTCCGTCGGCGTGCGCCCAAACCGCCGACGAGCCGGCCGTGATCAGTAACTCGAAGGCTTTTGCAATGCTCTGGGCCGTATCGCCGATCAGGTTGACATGCTGGAGCGGAGTGCCGGCCAGCGTGACTGTGGTGGTATCGCCGAAGCGCGGCGCGCCCGTAAACACGATGGCGGCCGAGGCGTACTGGTTGCCCGGGCAGGACAATTCGTAGAACCACATGGCGCCGGCATAATGATTGGCTCGCCCTTTGAAGCCCAGCGCGTCGATGAGCCAGGCCGTCCTTTCCGGCGCGATGGCCTGCGAGTGCAGCGTGTCCCAGTCGGTTGCCAGCGCCGTCGTCGTGTAGGCGGCGAACGCCGGCAGGTCCGCCGTGGGCATAGCGATTTCCAGGAAATCGAAGTACACGTCCGTCCCGGGAGCGCCGGTGTGCGTGACCGTGACGGTGTGCTGCGCCTGCCCTGCGAATTGCCCCAGCGGAACCCTCAGCAGCACGTCCTCCAGCGATCGCTTCAAATTCACAATCAGTGCCGGATTGCTATCCACCTGCACCGTCACTTGTCCGCCGTTGTCGCAGTACCGCGTCCCCAGGTACAGCGTGTGCGCGGCGGCGGAGTACGTGCATTGCAGGTGGTTACCCTGAGTAGTCGTGTGGTGGATCGAGCCCCCGGAGTAATTTCCGCGCTCCTCCACCCATGCGCCTGTGTAGGAAACCTCCGCTGCGATGTCTTCAATCCTCCGGCTGCCCGGTCCCGCGACCCGATACTGCAGGTTCGTCCCCGTAACCTGCCAGTTCGTTACTGCCACCGCGAACTCGCTTCGCGCGAAGTTGCCGAACTGTAAGTCGGCGGACCACGTCCAGCGCAGTTTCCGCACGTTGGTGGTGGTGACGGTGTTTCCGAATTCATCCTTCAGATTGCTGAAATCGAGAGTCACGCGCCATCGGTCGGGCGATGTTCCCCCTTGGAACATGGCCCAGGATGGCGACCACGCTCCCGTGCCGTTGTTGGGACTGTACACCCACCCATATACGCCCACCCGGTTCCCGTTCGCCCCAGGCGAGCCATTATAGGCGAGCGTGATCTGGCTGCCATTGGCGCTGGCCGAGACGTTGCTGGTGCCGGTCTGGGCATTGATGTTGGCCGCCAGCCCGCTGGCCACGTCCGCCGCGCTGTTCCCCGCCACAACCCAGTAGTTGGGGTGCTGGTCCAGCCACGCCAGTCCCACAATGTCTCCGGCTACGGGCGTGCCTTGAAACTCGAACACCACCGTCGGTTGCACGTAACTGCCGTCCGCCGCTACGGCATGTTGGAGGAGCGGAACGCGATGGAAGTTCTCGGCATTGTTGGATTCCTCCCAGATTCTCAAGTAGGACCAGGATATGGAGTCGTAGCTGGTGGAATCCAGCGGGATGCAGTTGGTGCGGGTTTCTTCATAGCTGAGATGCAATCCGCTCAGATCTCCGTCCGGAAGGTTGCGGAGCGCCGGATGCTCGAACACGTTGTCGCGGTTCCATTCCAGCACCACCCAGTCGAATTGCTGCCTCCAGCATCCCGAGACGGTGAACCCGCTTGGGCTGGCGCCGCTGAGCGCCGCCACCGCCGACGGCTCCTGGAAGTAACACTGCAGATCCCGGTCCGGGCGCAGTTTGGAGAGTTGGTCCGGCATTAGAGTCGGATAATCACCGTGAGGTCCGAGCCGGGAACGGTCCCGCCCACCGAGAGCACGGATAGCGTCACCTGCGCGCCCGCTGGCAGCGGGGCCAGTGTATTGCCGTCCACGGTGTTCGAGACCGTCGCCCACGCGGCAATAGTCAGTTGGCAATAGGACGCCCCGTTAACGTTCAACTGGAGCCCGACCGGGGCGTCGGCCGCCGCACCCAGCACCGCGTACACATCCCGCACCGAATGCGGCGCATCCATCACCAGCGCCGGCGCCACGGATTGATCCACAGCCAGGTATCCATCCACCTGGATGGAGTACTGCCCGCTCGCGAGCGTGCGCAGCCCGCTATCCGTGGTATGGGTCAGACAGATGTCCCGGGTCGGGCTGTTCCCCTGCTGGTTGGTGACGAACAACTCGGCGCTTGCCACACGCACATCGGGAAGCGCAATGGGGAAGCTCCAGCTCCCGCTGTAGGGGCTGCCGAAAAAGTCCGGCGGGAACGGTGCGATCACCGTCTGGCTTAGAAGAGGATATACCGGCGTTTGTGCGGCGTGCGCCGCCGCCTGACTGCCATCGAGGGCTCGCGTCACAGTGTACTCGGTGCCGTTGTTCGCGACCGTCTCGACGCGGATCACCTCCAATTCAATCTGGATATAGCTTCCGGGCTGCGCGGACCCGGCCGCGCTCAGGGTCAGTAGAGTATCGGCGGTTCCCACCGCGCTGGCCAGCGCGATCGCCGGCGTGCCCTGCAATTCATCCCAGTAGTACATTGTCAGCGTCGCCGCCGAAATGGTCCGCGTGTTAGTCAGGTCGGTGAAGGAAACCCCGCTCAGTTCCACTGTTCCGCCGCCCTGGCCCGGCCCCAGCCCGAAGAATGGCATCGGGGGAACATCGCTGTCGCCCGTCCCGCCGCCGCCGATCAGCCACCGCGTAACCGTGGATATCTCCGGCGCGCATTCCACATTGTTCACGTTGGCCGCGCGCCCGGTGAGATGAACCACCTCTCCCGATCGGTTGGGAACCTCAAACTGCACCGGGCTGCTGGTGGTGAGAGCGCCGAACTGCCACCCCGTTTCCGCCACCACGAAGAAACTCGTGGCATCCGGCTCCACGCTCCACGGAGGCATGATCGTCAGGCTGGTGGCGTCGTTGGCCGCGATGGCGCGCTCCTGCCCGGCGCCCGTACCTCGCGTGATGCGCGCTATCATGCTGCAGTAGCGGTTGGCGGTCATCTGCAACGACCCGTTTCCCACCGTCGTCGCCGACTGCAGCGTCACGCCGCTTTCCGGTTGCAGTTCCATCCGCCAGTAAAAGTTGGCGTGATCGAAATTCGAATCGGGAGGGGCCACCAGTTGATCCGCGAGGCCCGTATCCGCGAACTGGGCGGCCAGCGCCTGCGCCGACGCGATTCGAAAGAGCTGCGCCGGCGTCGTTCCCCGATATACGTCGAACGCGCTCGTTCCCGGCGCGAAACTCAACCCCGACAGTGTCACCGTGCTCCCGTCGGCGGTGATCGACGCCCGCACGATGAATGACAACGCACTCTCGTTCCCGGCGCTGTCCTGGCCGGAGACCGCGTAGTACAGCGTCTGTCCGCCCTTCAGCGTTCCGCCCGTTCCGACTGTGGGCACCAGGCCCAACAACGGTATCCCGGGTCCGGCGGCCGGCGAGCTGACTCCCGCGCCAGCGGGTGGAACGAAACTGACCGATACGCTGGCTTCGACCGTGCCATCGCTGCTCGTGGCCGTCGATTCCACAACGCCGAACTGAACGTCTCCGTTTTCGTCCAACACGGTGCCGATCAGGGGCCTCGGCACGCCGACGCCGGCATTCCCCTGCGTCACCCCTCCGGCCGAAGTTACTTGGCCGTTCGTGTCGGAGTACCAGGCGTCGTCGTGGAACTGTGCCGTGATGGTGGAAGTCCGGTAGTTGGTGGCCGGAGAGATCTTCAAAACCCGCAGCGGCTGGCGATTCAATCCCTCCTTCAGGTATGTAAGTGTAATCAAGTCTCCCGGCCTGATCCCGAAGGCTTTTACGCTGGTTTCGAATGCGATGTAAGTGTTCCCGCGAACCGACTTGTCGAGATTGAATTTCAGAATCCGCGCCGCCTGGTCGTAATTCGGAAGTCCCAGCGCCGCTAGTACCGAGGAAACCTCCTGTCCCGCCAGGGCGACGTCGTCCGGGTCCACCAGCTCATAGCTGTCCTGCTGGTAACCGTTGAGCGCGTCCTGAAACTCCACCGAAATGCGGTTCGGCGTATCCGCGATACTGCGTGACGTCAGGGTCACGCTGGGCTCGCCATTCGGCAGTCTCAATATTCCCGAAAAGCCGTTGCTGCCGTCGTCGAATTCGTAACTCGGCCAGCCTCCGTTCAGTGGCTCCGTGCTGTTCGAGCAGTCCGGCTTGGCAGGCTGCTGCAGCGCCGCTGTGTTCTCCACCTGCAATTGCAGCACCCCTCCGGGCCCATAGGTGAGGTACAGCCGCGCGGCATTGCGGACGCCGCGCACGACGTCTCCGCCGCTGCGCCGGTTTTGTAAGACCAGGTTGCACTGAAACCGGGGGACCGTGATCGGGTTGCCGTTCAGGTCCGTCGAGTTGATCGATTCATCGCAATATGCCGCGGCAGCCGCGAAGCTGGTGATGTCGATTTCCGAGGCGGCCCACCCGCTTCGCCGAAGAACGTCCAGCAGGATCCATGCGGGGTTGCTCGAGAACTGGTCGCTGGTATACGTCCCGTCCGCCGCATAGATCGGCACCTTCAGACCCTGCGCCAGCACCGTCACCGTGGGCAGCGAAGTCCCGTTGTTCAGTTGGTTGGGGACCACCACGGAAAGGTACGCCATGCTGCCGTAAGGGTCTCCCGCCGGATTCCCGTTGGCGTCCAGAAAGTTGTAGTCGAACGCGCCGTCGCGCGTGCCCAGCGTCTGAATGTTGTACCAGCCCGTGCCGCTCATGTTGGCGCCGGAAACTCCGAGTGGAATCTCGACACCGCTCACCAACACCGTCAGCACGCCCTCGATCTCGCCGACTCCCAGCAGCGCCTCCATCCGGGTGAGGTTGCCGTCGTTGCGCGCAAAAACCACCAGGGGCTCCCACCAGGCCGTGCCGTACACCATCGGGACGTAATCGTTGTATTCCGCCTGGTTGTCCGAGACGGCCGAGGTCGACCAGTCTTTTCCGTAACCGCGCACGGCGATCGCCGGAGGAAGGTACTCGAGTCCGCCGAACCGCGTGAACATTCCGCGCGCCTGGCAGTCCGTCCGCGTGTACCCGCATGAAGTGAACGGCACGTCGCCATTCAGATTACCCGTTCCCCCGGCGATCCCGGCGGAATAGCCGCAACGGTAATACAGCGAATACTTGCCTTGGGCGCCGCCGTCAATGGCTTCGGTCCGTTGACCCGCGGTCGCCGGAAACTGCCACGGGCATCTCCGTTGGATGCGGATCTGCGGAAGCATCAGCCGCTGCAGGTTCATCCGGTTGATGGCGGTCAGGCGGAACGTCGATTGCTTGATCTGGTCCGGCGGGTTGCAGATTCCCTGAAACACCACCGCCGTATCCGTCAGCGGGGCGTCGTTCAGCAAATCGTAAAACAGGAACCCTACGGTCAGCCGCGCGCCCTTCCATCCAGTCGCGCGCTCGATTTCCGAAAAGTGCGAGTCGGCGTTGGCCAGCACAATCGAGATCCTCGGGCTTCCGTCTATGCCCTGGTCGGACGCCGTCTGAATGTCGAAGGCGCTGTGCTGAAGAACTCGCGGCTGGTAGGTCGCGCCGTCCACCGTTACCTGGTGCGTACTCCACTGTTCCGTCTGGCCGTTGGAGAGCACGCAGTCGAAGATCAGAAGCGGCGTATCCGTGACCGCCTGTTCCTTCAGATCAGAGATGGTTTGCATAGATGATGTTGACCATTGCGGAGTGGCGGTTTACGCCGGTTGTGGTTATGGTGAGGACGTCATCGCGGAATCGCGCGCTCTCATAAACGCCGCCCGTGGTGGTCGCTTTGTAGAGCGACGCGCCGCCCTGCGGCTCTACTTGCATGCCGAACACATCCGCGGACCCTCCGGCCGGCAGTTCCAGGCCAAAGGCGATCGATTCCGCCGACGCGTCGCCGCTGGCTGTCAAAGCGATCCGGCTCCAGTTCGTTCCCAGGATTCGATCGGCGCGATTGCTTCCGTGCATCATGGTCGCCGTGGTGGCTTGCGGCGACCGTGCGAATAGGCTGAGGCAATACACGTACCCCGCGGGCGCGGACAACGTCTGGCAAATAGTCTGAGCGCCGGCGCCGGAATTGTTGAGGTGCCATGCATTCGTCCCGCCCGCCGGGTCCGCGATTCCGTCCGCAATTGAGAAGAACGGATCCTTTGCCCAAGCCGCATTGTCCAGCTTGTCGCTCCAGGCGAAGAGGTTGCCGGTCGGGTCCAGGAATGTAAAACCGTTGAGCGTTCCCTCGGTGGCCGCGAAGAACTGCTGCAAGGCGGCCACTTCGTCATCGGTCAAACCCGCGTACGCCAACTGCCAATCCGTGGTTTCCGCTCCCGGATCGGTCAGCTTGATCGCCCTCCCGTCCAGAGACGTATTCACAACCGTCCGCAGACGGCGCCGCTTTTGGACCGGAAACTGGCTCAATGCTCCGGTGGCGAGTTGTGGGTATACCAACATGTGCTATCCCCGGTTCTCGATCACGGTCAGCGCGGTCTTGCCCTGCATTTCCGCCATCGCGGTCAGGTCCAGTTCGTCGCTCGCCAGGCTGCAATTGGCGTATTGAGTTCCGTCCCATGGATCGATGAATGCGAAGTTCCCGAAGCAGCCCTGGTTGTCGAAGAAGAACTGCTCCAGCGCCGCCATTTCGCTCTCGTCCAGCGCGTCCAGGCGGATGTCCCAGCGGTGCAGCGGCCCGGCCGAGTCCCGGTAGCGTTGCTCCGCTCCGTCCACGAACCGCATCGCCTGGTTCTGGAACCGGAAAGCCCTGGTCGCCGGATACTGCGCCACCGCGTTCGTTTTCAACTTGGGAAAGGTGGGCATGTCAGAGGTTGTTCACCACGTCGTTGATCGAATTGGAATTCAACATCGCGGCGCGAACCGCCTGGGCGATTTCGTTGCTGTGGTCCAGAAACGATTGCGAGTCCATGGCTTGCACGTTCACGGTGATCTGAGTCGCCCCAGCGCCGCTGGGCCCAGAGGGCGCCCCGCTGCCGCTGCTGCCAGGAGATGCACTCCCGCTGCTCTGCGCGCTCCCTCCATCCGGCGCCGCGCTGTACGCTCTTGGCATCCCCATCTGGTCGTAATCGGCGCCGCTCACGTCGCTGCCGGTGTCCGCGCCCTCAAAATATTGCCGCTCCGGCATTGCATATTTCTCCAGCGTCGGCGGCGCCGGCGTCCCCCCGCCTCCGAACAGCCCCAGCAACCCGACGATCAAGGGGACCATGCCCAGTCCGCTTTCCAGAACTGTGGTTGCGATTGACTCGGCCGTGCTGCCGCCGCTGGTGGTGCTCGCCGCGGAAGTGCCGCCGCTGGTGGTGCTCGCGGCGGAAGTGCTGCCGCTGGTTGTGCCCGCGGCGGAAGCGCTGCCGCTGCCGGCCGCCGGCGCCGCGCTGCTGGCCTGGAGTTCGCCGAGCTGCTTCACCGTGTCGCTGAGCGAAGCCGCAATCTCTTCGCCGCTGTCGAGCGCCCCGCTCGCGTTGGAATCCTGTTGCCCCGATACTGCGACAAAAGTTTCGTAGAGCTTATCTTGTGTTGTGCTGGCCATAGTTGATCTCCGCGGCAAAAGCCCTTTCCAGAATCACGAACGCTTCCACTCGCCGCGCGCTCAGCTCCGCAAAATCCATCCCTCCGAGGCGCCGCCGCACAAAGAAATCCTCCAACAACGTCTGGCTCTCAGCCGTGATGTACGGTTTCGGGCAGGTCCTGAGCGCCACATCCCTCCTCGCCCAGACCAGCGGCCCACTGGCGTCCTCGCCCATGCCCAGCCACCCGCACCGGCGTTTCTTCTCCAGGCCGGACTTCCGGCAGATGTCGCACTTCCAACCGGCCTGGTTGGAGAATTGAAAGTGGAAGGCGACAATCAGTTTTTTCGTTCCGCCTCGGTCAGTCCCGTCTCCGCCCGCACCGCCGCCAGCGCTTCCCGGAACAGGTCCTCCGGCCCGGCCTCCGCCAGCAGTTCGGGTGTGGCATCCGCCCCGTCCAGCTCCAGCCCCGATACGGTCCGCAGTCCCCATGTCAGGAATAGCCGGTCGATCTCCGTCTGGAGCAGCGCCGCGTCCATCTTGTCGCCCGGCGCCCGGCCGGTCTCCAGGAACTCCATTCGTCTGGCCAGCTCCCGCACCCGGCGCATCAGCTCCACGCGGCGCCCGAACGAGATCTTCGCCAGCGTGAAAATCACCCCGTGCGCGACCCGCGACTCCACCGTCCTTACACTTTCGTAGGTCATGATTATGCGAACGCCACCGCGATTTCGTCGTCCACCGTGCCCTGCGCGCGCGATTGCCGGAACTTCCACTGCAACCGGTTCTGGCCGTCGTCGAACTCCGGCACCTCGGGAATCACGCTCTGCAGGTACACGCCCATCACCTGTCCTTGGGCAACGCCCAACTGAAACATGACGGTGATCGGCGATTGCTGCCTGGCCGCCTGGTAGAGTCCCTTGGTGGCGTCGTCGTTCTGGCTGAAGAGCTCGAACGCCGCCGTCACGGACCGTTGACCGGGAGAAATGGCGCGCGGCAGGTTCGATCCAAACTCTTTGGACCGCGTGTCCAGTTGGTTCTTGAGAACGATGGATGCGCTGGTGATGGTGAGGAACTGGGACGGCGAACTTCCCAGCCACGCCTGGCCCATGTTCCCCGGCACAATCGAATAGTCGAAGGCAGCCAACGCCGGCTCCGCCGGAAAGCTCTGAAGCTCGCCGACGTTGGCCGAGGAAAAGCTGCTGCTATCGAGCACGTCCTGCGCCAGGCCGCTGAAGTGGAACTCGTGGAAATCGCCGTTCACCTGGATTTCCAGTTGGTCGACGGCCGCCCCGCACAGCAGCCTCTGCACCGCCGTCGCCGGGTCCCAGTAGTCGAATACGCTGGCGCTCGGCAGCTCCGTCGCGGGCACGTAGGTGACCGTGGCGCCGATGGCGGCGCCGGCCGCGGGCAGGACGGTAAACGGCGCGTTCAGTTGCACCGTGCTCGCGTCCACGATCGCGGCCACAAAGCGGATCTCCCCCGCGCATGAGACCGCCTGCTCCGCGCCCAGCCCGTGCGGCGCTGCGAACCCCAGCCTTCCGCCAGCCGTGCTGGAGGCCGCGCGCCCGCCGGCGAACTGCAGCGGCGTGCCCCCGAGGGCCGCCTGAAACAACGGGCCATATCCCGGGTTTCCCGCCGCTTGCTGCCAGCTCGTCATGTATGTCTGCAACTCGAAACTCGTCTGCAGCCGGCCGCCCGGCGGCTGGCCCGGAAACGTCCGGCTGCCCGTCTTGTCCTTCCGCTGCGCCGTCGCGAGTTTCTGCTGGACCGTCAGCTTCAGAGCCGGAATCCGGTTGCCGGATGTGATCTCGCCCACCTGGCCGTAGCTCGCTTCCAGCGCCGTGTAGAACCGGTTTGCGTTAGATGAAATATATGCCATACTAGCTAACACTCACTCCAATCTCGAAGGTGACCTTTGCCACCTGGATGAAATTCCTGCCGCCTTGCTTGACGGCTCCGAAAGACGCTTCGTAGCCGCCCGCGTAAAACATCCCATTGCCCCAATCGCCGCGGTTCGCGGCCAGCACCTGCGTCGTGGCGTCCGTGTAGAGCTGCAAACTATCCTGGAGCCCCTCCAGCCGGTCCTGGGAGTGTCGAACCTCGATGGTCATCTGAGCCGTGCCGGAGAATGTCCGGAACTTCTCCGTCAATTGGTTCTTCACCTTCTCGCAGTACACGTTCACCATCGGGTACTTCACCGCGCTGCTGCGTTCGGCTAGGTCCGCCGCTACGTTCTGCGCGCGTACTTGCGCCAGGTCCAACGGACCGGCCAGTGCCTGGTCCGCTTGCGTGAGCGCGGCCAGGCTCGAATTCAAGCCGCTGGCGCCCGTGATGAGTTGCATCACTTGGGCTGTTGTTGCGCTTCCGATCTTTGCCGTCATCAGCCCCTCTGGATCACCCGTGGAACCGGCTTCAGATAACTGGGGCGTTGCCCCGGTCCCGGCGGCCGCCCCGCCGCCAGGGGCGCCGGCTGCAGCCACGTCGGCCCGATGGCGATGGGCGATGCGTTCTGCAGCGCCATCGAATCGGGACCGGTGCCCACATAGACGTTCCACCCCGCCGCGGTTCTTGGCGGAGCGCCTGCCGGCTGGACCAGCAGCGAGCTCCCCGTGGTCGCGATGGTGGCCGGCAGGGCGCTCGCCCCGTCTTCGCCCGCCGCGTTGACCCAGGCCACGGTCACATAGTAAGTTCCGTTCGGCAACGGGGCGCCCGGCGCCGGAGCCGCCGCTGCCGTAACCGCCGGCATGGCCGCTCGCGGCACGGGCACCGGCGCTACGCCGATTCCGGCCGCAACCAGCGTTTCGTACGCCCACTTCGCCCTCACGTGGAACTGGTCGCGCTTGCCGGCGTAGCGGTCGTTCAACTGGCTGTTGTACGCATCGCTGTAGACCATTTCCAAGCTGCGAAAGGTGTGCCACAACTTCAACGCCGGCGTCACCACCACGCTGCCGAGGTTCGGCTGGGGCGCCAGCCAGAACAACTGGTCCACGTAGCTCAACCTGGTCAACAGCGCGTCCAGTTCCAGGGCGAGTTCGTCCTGGGCCAGAGCCAGTTTCTGGGTCACGTCGATTCCCTCGATGCTGGCTACGTCGAGGAGCTGCGAATCCTGCGCCGTCAGGTCTTCCATCGACGAAGCGAACCCGTCTGTAAACAGAGCCATGGCCGATCACCTAGTCCGGGGAGGATCCCGGGACACTTTTCAGCTTGTTCAGTTCCGTGGTCGACACCACTGTGAACTGCACCTTGGATGCCGCCGCCGCCTGGTCGGCCGCTCGCTTGGCTTCCGCTTGCACTGTTCGGAACGCCATCTCTTCCTTGGGGGTAGCCAGGCGCGCCACGCCTTCGACCAGCATCTTGGCGGCGATTGCGGGTGTCACTTCCGTCAGAACCCCCAGCTTGCCGCCGTCCGCCGTCTCATTGCTCACCACGATTGGAAACGCTTCCGTAATCTCCGATTCCTTGTCGCGAAGTTTTTGGTAATAGAGCTTCAGATCCATCGATTCCTCCTAAATGAAACAGGGGCGAGGCGTAGCTCGCCCCGATACGCAAATCCCTTTCGAGTCGAGGGCGAGGGACCCAAAGGGTACCCCCTCGCCCCTACAAGAGTGCTATGTAGGGGCCGGGCATGCCCGGCCCAAAGCGCCTGGGAACAAATCGGACGGTCGCGGTCCTACGTGTTGACCTGCACGCCCGAGGTGTTGCGCAGCACGCCACACCCGTATAGCACGTCCACCGTGAACTGCTGCGCCAGCGTGTTCGGCTGGTAGCTCATCACCACGCGCATACCGAAGTTGCCCAACTCCGCATACTCCGCGATGGCGCCGGTTCCGGGCAGCGGCTGCGGCAGCCGCCGGATCACCAGGCCGAGGGCGTCCTTGGTGAACGCCATGTTGTGCGTGTTCACCGTGGTGGTGCCCGTCTTCTGTACGAACTGCGACCGGAAGACGAAGAAGTCCTTGATCTTCCCGATGGTGCCTTCGACAATCGCGCGCAGGCCCGCGTCGCCCGCGCACTGGAACTCGCTGAAACGCGGAATCTGCCGCCAGGTCGAATAGGCCGCCGCGTCCACCACAATGAACTTCTGCTCTTGAGGCGGGACCTTCGACAGGAACAGCGCGGTCTCCGCCGCGTCTATCACGGCTTCCGTGATCGGCGTCGCCGCCGTCTCCACCGGCGTGTTGGAGGTAAAGCCGGGGTACAGGCTCAGAAGGTCGCTCTCGATTCTTTGGGCGATGGCGGCCACCGACGGCTGCATGTAGATCTTCAGCAGGTCGGGAACCGCCAGCACCTTGGTCACGTCCGGAATCTGGAAAGTCGCTTCCACGTGCGTATTGAGCACGATCTGCGCGTTTCCCAGACTGGGGTTTTGCGTCTGCACCGCGTAGCCTTCGAGGATGTTGTTCGCCACCATCGTCGGGGGTATCGGTACGTTTACTGTGTCGCCGGCATTTGCCAGCACCGGCTCGTAATCGCGATTCACCAGGTTCCCCATGACGAGGTTCCCGACCAGCACCGGCAATGCGTCCGCCGCCACCAGCTTGACAATCGCGCTTGCGACGTTAGTTGAGGTAATAGCTGCCATTCGTTCTCCTTGACTTGATTGTTTTTGCCGGCCGCTTGTGTTTGGGCCGGTTGTTACTACAGGCCCCGAAGGGTCTGCGACGCCACGCGCACGATTTCCTCTCGTACCCGTTGCATCTCTTCCGCGCTCATGCCCGGGCGGATCTGTTCGATGCTCACCGTGTCTCTGCCCGTGGACGGCGCTTTGAAGGTCGCGGTCATCCCGGTTCCGCCGGCAATGCGAGCCGGCAGAAACTCCGGATTCTCATTCACGAACGCCGCCAGGTGTTCCTTCAACGGCGTTTCGCCGGCGTCGGTCCGGGCCACTAGACGCCCGTCCTCGGTTCGCACGATCCCGTCCTGCACCGCCTTGAACGCAAGGTCGATCTTCGCCACGCCCAGCCGCTGCAATTCCGCTCTCACGGCCGAGCTTCGCTCCGCCTCCGCGGCCATCTGGCGGCTGCGCTTGTTCTCCGCCACCAACTCGTTCAGCCTGCGCTCCAGTTGCTCCCTGCGCTTGCGCTCCTCCTGCAGTTCCGCCTTGTAAGCCGGCTCATTCTTGGACTGTTCGTTGGTCGCGAACTCCTCGATCGCCTGCCGCACGATCGCTTGAACGTCGATGCCTTCCATATGCCTCCTAAGAAACTCACTCTGTGTACTTCATCCGATCGATTTCTTCCGCCACCTGGTTCTTGACTTCCTGCCGCGCATCGCTCAGGTACTTGAAGGCCAGGTTCTTGAAGATCTGCCTCTTCAATGTCTCCGAGCCGATCCCCAGATCCAGCAGTTTCTTGGCGTCGTCCAGCTCCGTGCCGAGATCGTCGATGTCGAACTCGTCCAGTCCCGAGACGCCGATCGAAATCCCGTCCTGCCGCGCGGCCGCGATGGCCCACAAGACCTGCTTCATGGTGTCTTTCACGACATCGCCGTACCCGCGCAGCACCTCCTGCGTGGTGTTGAAGTCCAACTGCTTGCTCAGTCCGGACTGCCGGCCTCCGCCACTCGACGATCCGGCCTGGATCATCAGGTAACAGACGCGGTAGATCTCGTCCTTCAACTGGTTCAGGTTGTCGGCCGCGATCTGGTAGACCTTTCCCTCCGGCTCCGTCCATCCGAACCGGTCGTCCTTCCCGAGTTGGATGTAATAGGATTCGCCGACGATCTGCTTGAACTCACGGTCCGAATAGACCACTGGGGTAGCGAACAGTCCCATGGTGAGAGCCCAGGAAAGCGCGTTGGACTTATTGAAGTGTTCCAGTTGCAGAAGCGCGGCATTGTTCAGCAGCCACAGCCCCTCCGACACCTTCATCTGGAACATGGGCACGCGCCGCAGCGACGCCAACCCGTGCCGTCCCTGGTCGATCAGCTCGATGGGGCTTGAATCGCCCGCCTGGCGGTACATCAGGTAGTTTTCGCGGTCGTAGTAGATCCAGCGCGTCTCCTGCTCCCATTTCGAATCCACGACCGTGGATTGTTGCAGGCAGGACGTGCGGATCACCGCCCACTCCAGCCCGCCCGACGGGTCGTAGTTCCAGTTGATGACCTCGTCCGGCCCGTAGTCCACCAGGTAGGCGCGCGACCGTCCCGAAGCGTCCTCTTCCGCGCGCGTCAGCAGGGCGGGGGATCCCTCCGGACCAGCCCGCGGAAAATCCACCACGATGAAGCTGCTGCCGCAGACCATGGTCTGGATGAATCGCTGGCGGAAAAACTCGCTGAGGCTGGCTCCCTTCAAATCGCAATCGTCCGTCAGCGCGGTGTAGAAGCTCTTGGCGGCGGTGTCGGTTCCTTCCAACAACAGGACCGGCTCACGCCGCATCAGCGTGGCCGCATACCAGTCGACGATCGACCCGATGTAGTTCTGGTAGAACATGCGGCTGAGCCGCTCCCGGTAGACCTCGCCCGGCTCTTTGTGCCGGCGCACCAGGTATTCCGAGGCGTTCGCGCGCAATCGCTCGCCACCCGCGTAGAGGTCTTTGTACTGCTTCCACATCGCCTTGCGCGCGATGTACTCGGGATGTTCCCGGTTGATGTTCTTCATAAAAGAAGTCGCCCCCGCCGCTCCCCGCCAGACTTGACCGGCATGCATTCCTGCCAGAGCAGGTACCCCAGCGCGTCGGACAGGTGCGTTCGCAGCCGGTCCCGGTCCTTGTCGATCTGGTAGGTGTCGGCCTTGAAAGACACCTGCTCGAAATCCATAATCAGTTCCTTGCACTTGAAGTCCACCAGCAGCCCGATCTCGCCGGCGGCCGACCGCAGCCTGGCGTTGGTCAGATTGATCCGTTCCCGCACGCTCGGATTACTATTCGGCACCTTGTAGGTCACCAGCATGGGGGAGTGGACCCGGAAATACTCGTGGATCATGTCGTAGTCCGAAGCTCCAGTGGCATGTTGCTGGTTCCCCGAAGCGTCTCCATAGATCACCATCCCGGCCGGGCTTTTGGGAAATCGTTGCAAGAACTTCTCGCAGGCCTCGGCGGTGGTGGAATGCCGGAGCACGATTTCATCCAGCACCCGCACTTTGCCGCGAACTACTTGCACCACCAGCGAGCTCATCGGATCCACGTTGAAATCCAGCGCCCAAAGCAGCGGCGAAGCAGGATCGAGGCTCAAATCCGCAAGATTTTCGTCGCGCCCGAAGGAGGCATATACCAGCGCGGAATCCAGGTTCAGGTACAGGCCCATTACTTCCTGTTGATAGAAGCGTTCGTCGTAGCTGTCTTTGAGCCGCTCGTAGTAATCCGGAATTTGTTGGAGCAGGTACCGGTTCTCGCTCGGCTGGGCGATGATGGCTTCGTACCCCTTGACCGGCTTTGCTATGAACCTCCGGTAGACCCAGTCGTAGCCTTTGGGCGTCCACGCCGCAAAGCCGCACAGGCGCTTGGCCTTGGGGTCGCGCAGACGCCCCTCCAGGCGCAGCCACGCTTCCTCCTGGGTATAGGTCAGCTCGTCGAGGCCGAACCATGCCAGGTTGGTGCCGCGCAGCCGCTCGAATTCGTCCATGGACCGGAACAGGATTTTGGATCGCGTGTCGCGCATGATCAGCGTGTTCTCCGCCTTGTTGTGATCGAACGGAATCTTGTTCCCATTCAGAATCTCGAATAGCGCCGCCTGCGTCGCATCCCGCAACATCGGGTAGGTGGGCGCACCTAACAGTCCCATGCGCCCCTGGTTCAGATAGCTGAGGCGGATGGCCTCGTGGCAGACCGCCTGGCTCTTCCCGCTGCCGATGGGTCCCGAAAAGCCCTTGAATCGAGCCGCCGAGTCGTGAAACTTCTGTTGCGAAGGCAGCGGGCTGTACGCTATGCCCCGAGTTATTCCGGGGAGTCCGACGTCACTGACGGTTCGACCCAT